CCGTAGATGAAATGATCAGGGCCGGATTTACATACCGTGAAATTGTTGACTATATCAGGGAAACCGGAACTGAAATATCTATCGGTTCAGTCCATAGGTATGTAAAGCACTTTCGAGAATCGCTGGAACGTCTGAGAGTATCGCAGGAAAATTTCAGGGCACTTAACGAGGAAATAAGCCGTTATCCGGATATTGATATAGCAGAAGGCATTCTAAGAATTATCAGCTCCCAGCTGCTTGACGCTGTAAGTGAAATGCCGGAGGATAAGATAAAATCAAAGGATTTTGATACCCTTGTGAAATCGGCAGTTTCTCTCACCAAAGCTGCGGCATATAAGAAGAATGCGGATATAAAGTCCAAGGAATTGCTTGAAAACGGCGCAGATCAGTTCAAGACAATGATATTTGACGCAATGGCGGCAGAACGTCCGGAACTTTACAAACAGGTTAAAGATTTTTTGAAAGAAAAAGAGGATAAGCTATGATGTATGTTATACGCACAAAAACCGGATGTGAGCTTTCTTCCTCGAACGCTTTGCAGCGAATAGGATATATAATTAAAACGCCCGAAAAACTTATGAATATCCATAACAAAGGAACATGGCGGCAGCAGAGATATCTTATTTTTACCGGATACATATTCCTTGAGATGGATTCGGAGCTTAAGTCTCAAGACTATTATAAGATAAAAAATACAGATGGCGTTATAAATTTCATTGGCGGCGGAAACCCGCAGACAGTGTCGGAAATTGAAAAGCAATATATAAACTGGCTCTGGAACGAAGGCAGACCGATTGAACCTTCAAAAATATATGTGACGCCTGAAGGTCAGAAGCTTATAATGTCCGGACCTCTGAAAAAATATAGCGGCAGTTATGCTGAAATTTGTGTAAGGCAAAAACGGGCAAGGGTTTTTGTGCCGATTTGCGGGAGACAGTATAGGGTTACGCTCCCAATTAAAATCATATAAAACACTGTGTTTGCTTTGGTACGGTTGATTCGTCCCGTTCCGATCGGCGCAGGAGCATAAGAAAAAACAGCTTTTTAGACAAAATGCTGAATGGCGGAGCATATCAAAATTAAGTTATGCTCATATATACGTTTAATAACGTTTTACGCCCCTTTAAAACCGTTTAAAGAAATTTGTGGGTGAAATTTATCGGATAAAAACAGAATAGCTTAAAAGGGCATTTTTTGCCCTTATTTTTATACCTAAAGGATGTGATTGTATGAGTGTACTGAAAAAAAATAGTATAAAGTCTTTGCTTGAAGGGATTGACGATTATGAGGCAGGTCAAAAAAGGCTTAACGGTGGCAGCTTAAATGGTATAAAAAGCCTTTATGAAGAATTTTTAAGAACCGACAGCAAGCCTCAGCGTGATAGACTAATAAATGAATTTAAAAAGAAAAATCAGGAATTTGCTGAGTTTATACAATCTAATCCTGAACTTGTGGATGCCGAGATTCAAAAGGCGCTACTCCTTGCGGCTTCAGGCGGTGAATACAGCGAAGAAGAAATAACGATTGACAGCAAGGGCGGTAAAAAGGTAAAGCATATTAAAAAGGTTGCTCTTCCCGATATTTCGGCTGTAAAGGAGCTGAAGGGATTTTTAGGCAATGAAAATGCCATTGGTGAAGAACCCATGCTGTATAAAGCCTTGGAGGACGATACCGAATGACATTTCATAAACTTTCCAAAAAACAAAAACAAGTATTCAAATGGTGCTATAAAGACGATTACAAGGCTATTATCTGCGATGGCGCAGTACGTTCGGGTAAAACAATATGCATGATAACGTCATTTGTTTTGTGGTCGATGAAACGCTTTGATGGGGCAACGTTCGGCATTTGCGGAAAAACGGTAAGATCAGCGGAAAGAAATATTATAATGCCGCTCCAATCTATAGTTGATATTACCTCACGCTTTAAGGTTACATATACCAGATCGGTCAATCTGCTGACAATAGAGGGCGCAGGTCGCAAAAATTATTTTTATATTTTTGGAGGCAAAGATGAATCATCATACATGCTTATTCAAGGTATTACTCTAAGCGGCGTATTTTTTGATGAGGTAGCGCTAATGCCGCGCTCGTTTGTTGAACAGGCTATAACACGTACCTTGTCGGTTGATAAAGCAAAGTTGTGGTTCAACTGCAATCCTGATAATCAATTTCATTGGTTTTATACAGAGTGGATTCAAAAGGCAAAAGAGCGAAACGCTTTACATTTGCATTTTTTAATGTCTGACAATCCAATCCTGTCCCCTGCCCAGCTCGAAGCTGCTGAACAGCAATTTACCGGAGTATTCCATGATAGATATATAAAAGGCTTGTGGGTGTCGGCAGAGGGCGTTATATATAAGCAGTTTGCGGATAATACAAAAGATTATCTTATTGATAGTGCGCCGGATGATATCATGTACTGTACAATCGGCTTTGACTTCGGTGGCAACGGCTCAGCTCATGCCGGTATATGCACAGGATTTACAAGAGGACTTAAAGAGGTGGCAGTACTTGAAGAGTATTACCGCAAGGAGATAATAACGCCGACACAGCTTGAAAACGACATTATAACCTTTATCCGCAAGTGCCAGAGAAAATATAACGTATACGACATTTATTTTGACAGCGCCGAAACAACGCTGATACGAGGAGTTAAAACCGCGCTTATAAAAAACAAAGTTCCCATTAATCCTCATAATGCCCGCAAATCGGAAGTATTGGGCAGAATCCGGTTTACAAATCAAATAATATCGCAAGAAAGATTTTTAGTCGCAAAAAATTGCGGTCATTTTATAAAGGCTATGCAGTCGGCAGTCTGGGACAGCAAGCAGCTTAAAGATGTTCGTCTCGACGATGGCAATTACAACATTGACAGTCTCGACGCATTCGAATACAGTGTCGAACCGCTGATGAGCGATATCATAGAGATAGGAGGCTTTAAATGAATATATTACAGGACGCCAAGCAAGCTTTTCCAGCAACTAATTTGCTGGATTTATCTGAGAATTATAGGCTAATGGAATTTCATAAGCGAATATTTCAGGGCAATCCACCATGGAAGAGGACAAAAGCAGCAGGATTGCATGCGAAAGGTATGAGGCAAAGAAAACTTTTAAACACCGCAAAAGTTGTTTGCGACGAATTTTCTGCAATGACTTTTTCTGAACAGGTAGAAATAACGATTGACGATGAGCAGTTTCAAAATTACATAAATAAAACATTAAACGCAGTAGGATTCTGGAATAAGTTCCCCGAACTATTATCTTATGCTTATGCAATGGGCGGAATGGCACTTAAGATTTATGCAGAAAATTCAAAGCCTGTTGTGGATTATGTTCAAGCCGAACACTTCCTGCCTGTTGGCTGGATGGGCGATACCGTAACGGATTGTATTTTTCGCACGTTCTCATATAAGAGAGGGATTTATTACACTTTAATGGAAAGTCATTCACTCAGCAATGATTCGATAGAGGTTGAAAACATTGTATTTAAAAGTGTACTTAAAAATAGCCTCGGAACTAAGTGCTCAGTATCTGAAATGTTTCCTAAACTTACAGAAAGTGTAGTATATAACGGAATTAACGTTCCTATGTTCTGCTATTTTAAGCCTTGTACATCAAACAATATTGAAATAGATTCCCCACTGGGAGTTTCGATATTTGCAAATGCAGTGGATACGCTGGAAACACTTGATATTGCGTTTGATAGCTTTTCAAGAGAATTTACGCTTGGAAAAAAACGAATTATTGTACCAACGCAGAGCGTGCGCACTGTTGTTGATCCGATTTCAGGAGAAATGCAACGATATTTTGATGCGGAAGACGAAGCTTTTGTCGCACTTAATACCGGGGATGCCGATGCCTTGAAAATTGTTGATAATACAGTTGAACTTCGCATACAAGAGCACGTTTTAGCAATTAATGCGCTATTAAATATCCTTTGCTTTCAAATAGGTCTGTCTGCCGGCTCTCTTTCTTTTGATGCGGTACAAGGGGTAAAGACAGCCACGGAAGTTATATCACAGGACAGCAAGACAGCAAGGACAATAAAAAGCAATAAAAACTTACTATCAGAAACTATCGAGCAGCTAATACACAGCCTTATCGCCATAGGCACAGCCTTAAAGCTTATACCCGTGAAAGAATATACCGTGACTGTCGGATGGCAGGATAATATCATAATAGACGATAATACCCTCATCGACAACAACGTAAAGCTTACACAAGCAGGTTTGAAATCGAAGCTTAAAGCTATTATGGACGTTCAAAAATGCGACGAGGAAACAGCGCGGAAAGAACTTGACCGCATAAATAAAGAGCAATCGGTGACCGGCTTATCGGTTGACGATTTTATGAACGGCGGT